GCCTGCCTTGCAAATCCGCGCCCGGTCTCGCCGAGCCTCGCCTGCCTTGCCTTGCCTACCGAGCCGTGCCGAGCCCGGCCTTGCCGCGCCCAGCCTTGCCAGGCCTCGCCTGCCGGGCCTGCCGTTATTGTATTTCCTCTCTCAGAGACATCGTTATAGCCTCCTTGATCGTAGTCGAACCTATCGCCTGATTGAGCATAGCGATGGTTTTCTCATCCTTTTTTGTGGTACTTTCACCGCTAATATCCTTTATTGTGAAAGTGCCCCAGCCCATGCCGGTTGACTTTTTCGAGTCGGGCCGGCCTTCGCCCACGCCGACCTGAATTCCAGCGCGCAAAACCAGATTAGAGACATCGTCATAGCCGAATTGATCGTAATCGAACCTCACGCGCAGCCTCGCCGACCACGTTCGCCACATCGGCCTAATGGCGATGGTGGGTTCGCCGTTCGAGACCCGTGCCATCGCCTGGTGCATTTCAGGCTCGCCCTCGATATAGACCAGGGGCGTCCCATCGTCAGCATCAAAATCGTCGGGCTCGATAAAACACGATAGCTTTGCTTTTGTCATCTGAAAGCCGGCAACCCGACAGGCCGAAATCATCGCCGCCCTAAAGGCGGGGGCGGGTATGCCGTGCTTATCATCGATGGTGAGGTGCATGGCTTCACGATAGTCCGCCTCGATGTCGCGCGGTTCGCGCTTAGTCTTGTTTTTGCTTTTTGTCCCCTCAAGATGTTTTTGTAACATCTCGGTCCGGGTTTTCTTCGAAAATTTATGCTGGACGTAAGGCGCAGTGCCCTCAATTAAGAAGGTCGCTATATTTAGCCGGGGTTTGTTAATGGTAATTCGGTTTTCTGGTAATTTGGTTTTCATAAAATTCTCCTTTGTTGTTAAATAACTTGCCGTGGATGAACCGTAACTTCCACCTTTTTTCCACTTTCACGCATCATCACCAAACACCGTTGAGGCCCGGTTTTTAGGCGATGTCTCGTGCTTCTCGGCCGAGTGAGTGATATAGCGATGATGGTTCCAACACCATCTTTGAGTTGAACATTATCCCCATTGGTAATTTTGTCTGTCATATTTTTGCTCCTTGTTGTTGGTTTTCAAAGATAGATTGCGCGCCAAGTCGTCTGGCGTGAACCCATGACCCGGCAGAGGCGAGGATCGCCACGCCGGATTAGATTGAGCTCTTCGAGCTCGGGCAGCCGACGTGAGACCATGTATCGGTCGTGACGGCCAGATTGGGCGATCTCGCCAGCGGTGAAGGGTCGATTGCCCAACTCGAGGATAGTGCGATACACCCCTCGGCGTTGTGAGCCGGCCTTGCCGCTTTTTTCAATTTGCCATGCAGCCCAGGCCGAGGTCGCCGGATCAGTCCGACGCGCAGCAAGCCGTCTCATTGCATCGCCCCGAGAAAGAGCAGGGCGATCAGAAAACCGCCAACCTCCCATTTATAGACATCAAGTAGGTGTGACCATCTCGGACTGTCGGTTGACTGATCAATGACGTCACGGTGAGCGCGCGCCCGGCATGGAAAGCAGACGCCATTTGGGACCATATCCGGGGTGGAATGGTGACCGCAGATCTCGCATTTAATCTCATTAATTTGCATAAAAACCGTCTCCTATTGGGTAAAGGATCTCCTACAGTATTCCAATCAGAACAAAAATACAAAAATAATTGTAAAATAATGAGATATGATGAGAAAAAGTTTGCAAGAATTCTAAATAAGTTGTATTCCTATGACTTATGAGTAGTGGACTGAAGAGGGCGATAAAAATTGTTGGTACACAAACCGCGCTCGCGCGGATCTTGGGTGTCCGTCAAGGCCACGTCTGGTCGTGGCTCCATCGATCCCAGGCCCCGGTGACCAAGGTCGTGGCGATCTCACACGCGACCGGCTGGAAGGTCACACCCCATGAGCTCAGGCCCGACGCTTTTCCGAACCCGTGGGATGGGCTCCCGATCTGGATGGCCCGAGCAATGCTGTGCGATTGCGCTAATAAAACAACAAGGTTTTCTCCTGATGGTGAATTCACCCAGCCTGTCGGTCCTGCTGATGGGTTGGGTGCTTTTTTTGAGGATTAATTAAATGGCAAAAGAGGCCCTGATCTGGGCGGTCAAACAACGAGGGCTACAGCCCAATGCAAAACTGGTGCTGCTCCAGCTCGCAGATCACGCTCGAGCAGCCGACTGGAAGAGCTGGCCGGGGGTCGATCTCTTGGTGGTTGAGACCGGCCTCAGTCGTCGCTCGATCTATGACCAACTCAACAAACTCGAAAAGGATGGGCTGATCAAGCGAGTTGAGTCCTGTGATCGTAAGCGCGTTTTTAAGCTCAATCGGGCTGTGGATAACTTTTCGAGTAGTGCAAATCACGACAATCGAGTAGTGCAAATATCGACATCGAGTAGTGCAAATCAGAGCACGACTAGTGCAAATCACGACACTGCCTACTATATAAGGGAACCAATAGAACCCTTTTTGAACCAGAAAAAGCCGAGCAAAAAAGTTAATCGACCAACTGTGGATAAACCAAGAGGTGATCAACATGAACGATCAGCCAGTGGACAAGCCGAGGCAGCAGAAGAACGAGTTAGAGAAAGGTATAGACGATCTCGCGATCGCCCGACTGTGGGCTCGAATGACGCAAATCTTCGGCCATCGCTGGACGACCAATCACGGCGTTTCGACAACAGCGACCGGGGAGCTGTCGGACACCGCGAAGGTTTGGCAGATGGGCCTGAGCAGCATGACCCTGGCGCAGACCGCCGAAGGTTTCAATCGTCTCCTGAAGGTCCCGAGCAAGTGGCCGCCTTCACTGCCGGAATTCATCGCGCTGTGCTCGAACCTCCCGACGGGAGCGACCAATCCAATGGCCTACCGGAAGCCACCGCGCAGACTTCTTGCGCCTCGATCAAATCCTAAAATAGCTAATGAAAATATCGAGAAGATGAGGGAGATACTGCGACGATGAAAGACTACATCGTACCGCTGAGGGTGGGCCGGCTTATCGTCGGCAAGTTTGCCGGCTACAAACGCAGAAAACGACAATTCCATACTCGATGTGAATGTGGAGTTGAATCGATCAAATATGGCGACAGTCTCAAGGGACGCAATGAAATGCGCTGCGGTAAGGATTGCAAGCTCGGCGCGGCCCCAATCGCGGACACACTGCCCAAGGCCGTAAGCGGGTGGCTGCATGGATAAGGCAGGGGGGGCGATATGAAGATTGATGTGCGGAGCAATATCAAGGAGGTGAGCAAGACGATGTCGAAGCTCGATCGCCAGGTGATACCGAAGGCCACGGTCACCGCACTCAATCGATCCAAGGACAGGATGTATACCAAGGTAGTGCGTGAGCTGGCCAAGGCGACCGGGATCAAGCAGAAAGAACTAAGACAACTCATGCTTAAGTTTAAGGCCACCTATGCCTCGAGGGAGGCCGGCTTTACCGTGAGAGGAAAGGCCCCGAACCTTATCCGCTTCAATGCCAGGCAAACAAGGAAAGGCGTGAGCGCAACGGCTTGGGGTAAGCGCAGGGTTTATGCTGGATCGTTCATCGGCAACGACGGGCGCACAGTCTTTGCTCGCAAGTCGGCCAAGCGTCTGCCGATCAAGTCTTTGTATGGTCCTGCTCCACCGCGTGAGCTGCTCCGAGAGAAGATCGATCAGGCAGCCAAGCTCTTCGGCATTGAGCAGTTCAAGACCGAGCTAAGGCGAGCGATCACAAAACATTTAGCGAGGTATAAATAGTGCGGGTCCTTCCTAGAGGTCTCCAATTACGGGTACGCAGCGCACCGAATTTGGTTAGTGCCAGAGGGGCTCTTAGGGGTTAGGTGATGGACCTTAATAAGCCCATCACACAAGAACAATTCGGCGAGCTGGTCGGGGTCTCGGGGCCGGCGATATCAAAACAGGTGAGTGCAGGAATACTGGAACGGGGGGCCACACTCAAGGTCTGGCTGATTGCCTATTGCGATAATCTCCGGCGTCGGGCTGCCGGACATATTGCTGCCGGCAACGGACTCGATCTTGTTCAGGAGCGCGCAGCACTCGCCAACGTCCAGCGCCAGCAGACCGAGCTCAAAAATGCTGAGATCCGAGGCGAGCTCGTTCGCGCGGGCGATGTACGTCGGGAGATCTATACCGCCTCGAGACAGATCCGCAACACCATGCTGACACTGCCCGATCGGATTGCGAGCAAGCTGGTCACCGTTGATGATGGTCTGGTCATCCACGAGATGCTTGAGGCCGAGGTCACCGTGATGCTCGAGGATGTCGCAGCCCTTGGTGATCAGATGCAAAAAAACCAGCAGGAAGAGGAGTCGGTTTAGATGATCCATTACCACGGTGGGAAAGCAGCACAGTCACATGAGTTTTTTGCGGGTCGTCACTCACTAATTAGTTTTGCCCACCGCTCCGAATTGGAAACAATGGCAGAAGTCAGTCATTCGTTTGTTTTAGATAATGGCGCGTTTTCGGTATGGAAGTCGGGCAAGTCGCTTGATGTGCAGGGTTACACCGATTGGGTTAATAATTGGCGGCGGCATCCCGGTTTTGATTGGGCATTGATTCCTGATGTCATCAACGGAAGTGAAGATCAAAACGATGGACTGATTGAGGATTGGCCTTACACTCGTGATGGGGTTCCTGTATGGCATCTCAATGAATCATTAGATCGTTTAGATCACCTCTCTCTCAGATGGGATCGAGTTGCGTTTGGTTCAACGGAAGGCATGAAACCGGGGAGTAAAAAATTCTGGCTGCGAATCGCACAAGCGATGGATGTCGTCTGTGATGACTTTGGCAGACCGCGCTGCAAGTTACATGGTTTGCGGATGTTAGACCCAATGATTTTCCAATCAATCCCATTGGCATCTGCTGATAGCGCGACTGCCATTCTTAACTCATTTAAGAATGCCCACAGATTCGGTATATACGCACCAAAGAAGGAAAGTCAGAGGGCAAACATCATAGCGGACAGGGTTGAGGCTTATAACTCTGCCCCTCTTTGGAGTAACAACCTAACAGCACAACGGGAGTTAAAACTATGTGGGCAATAATTTATTTAGTCAGTATCGTTTCAGTGAATTGGCTTTTCACCGTCATTCCACCCATCGGTATCTGGCAGCCAACATCAGTGATTGTCGGTCTAGTTTTTATTTTCCGTGATTTGGCTCAAAGGAAAATAGGGCATTGGGTTCTCCCGGTGATGCTTGTCGGT